AGCTTGAAAGAATGATTCTTCAAGTGATTTCCTTGTTCCTTTGGTTTTAAATAAAGGTATAGCACGTTTTATTTGACCACGCCATTTAGTTGGATCTGCTGTTTTTAATTTCAAGTTAAATAAATTAGCAAGATATGGAAGTAAAGCTTCGTGTAATGAATTAGCATCTTGTAAGTCAACAATTTGATTGGCAAGATTTTCAAGAGTTGTGAATCCCATCGCAACTGCTTGATTGAAATTATTCAAAACTATTGGTGTTAAATCTTTGTCGGAAATCATTGTCTTGAACATTTCAGGCGTATACTTTTCAAGCAATGTTTTATATTTTTCAGGATTAGTAAAATGTGTTGGTATACTTGTTGTGACTTGAGTGTTTCCAGCAAGAGAAAATCTTATATGTGATGATAAACTTGTCCCTCCAATTAAAGGCGTCCAAGTCCAACAAATAAAATAATCTCCTTCTCTGCAACCCAAAGGACTCCAAATATACTCGAATGTTCCTATCGTAGTTTTATTGTCAATAACAATTGGAGTTAGTATGTTATCTACATTTTGTTGTTGAGTAAACCAAATACCACTTGTTCCTGCTGTATATGAAATATCATTAAGATTAAAAGGAATTGAGAAAGTGTTAGCTGATATGTAGGTTATTACATATTCATCATCTATTGCAGGGACAGAATTTGAACCATAAATTAAAATCTTGTCTCCTGTATTAAGACCATGAGAAGGAGAGGTAATAATTGATGGATTAGTAGTGCTAATTCCTGTAATTTGCTTGCCTGTCAACCAAGCTGGATTGGTTGGAATTCCTACTATTTTTACAGGATTGGCTTGATCAAAGTAAAAAGAATTATTTGTTACAGTTTGTTCTGCATCTAATCTTAATTTTTTAGCTATTGATATGTTTTCAGAAGTTGGATTTAAACATGCGTTAACTTCTGCTGATTCCGCTAAAACTAATTTTTTAGGATCATAAGTTTTATCAGCATATTCATTTTGATTTCCACTTGAAAAGTTTCTTTCAACATAATAAATTGTGATATTATCAATTTTGTAAGGAAATGTTAAAAAACAACCATCTGCATCTGGTGTTTGCAGTAAAAATCTTACATCATCAGTAATTTTCGGATTTTGATCTAATTCTACTGGCACCACAACTCCTTATTCAAATGTAAACCCAATTGTTGTTACATCTGGACGAATGATTTCAAAAAATCTTGCGAGTACAATATTTCCACCATTATTTGGATCGTCTGTAGTAAATGTAATGTCTATATTCGTAATTTCCTTCAAATCAGAAAGAACTTTCGTAATATCAATTTCTTTTAATTGTTCGCCAAATTCCCAGTTAGAAATAGCAAAAAATTGATTTATCCTTCTTTGTATTTTAACTTTAAATTCTTCTTCAAATTTTTTGTACAAACGATCCATTGTTATATCAATAGTAATATCTACGGCTACGACAAAACCATTTCTAATACAAATAAAATCAGTAATCATTTTTACATTATTTAAATAATTTTCCAATGAAACTTTAAGATCACTACTTGCTTCTTGAAGGCCATCAACACCATTCCTAGCTAAAATATAAATGTCAATGATATTACCAGAACAACCATGATTTCTAAGAACAGCTGTACTTTTACCAATTTGACCTTGATATGGAGTCGCAAATTGATCAGTTAAAGTTTTATAGTCAAGGCCTGTTACTGCCCTGTTTTGTGATCTTGACCAAGCTGGTAACTTATTTCTAATATCATCAATTGTATCTCCATCATAACCAAATTCACCTTTAGTGTAATTTCTAAATGAAACGGGAATTCCATAAGGAATACCGGGAACATTGACAATAGCTTGTTTTTCAATGGTTCCACTGACAATGTTACCAACCGAACCACCACCTTGACGGTATACAATTAAAATATTACTTCCCTGATTGGGTATAAGTCCCGCTCTATTATTACCGAATATTACAAAAGCAGTATAGGTCGAATCATATTCAACTCTATACTCACGCCTAGGCTGAGAATCAGTGAAAAATGGAACTTGTTGCCATTTAACACCATCAACATAAACTCTAATTGAATCAAAAATAACAGGACTTTCAGCCAAAGTAATCGTCTGACCAACTATGCCATTGCCCACAGTATTTATCCGACGAGTCGAACCTTCCAGACCAACAACACTAGCGTTAACTAGACTTCCTGCTGGAATAACAATTTGATCATCAAAAATAGGATTATTATCTGAGTCTGCTGGAAATAATTCAACCGTAATAGCTGTTCCGCCAGCATTAACAGTAATATTGAAAGGAGTAGCAATTACACAGTCAGATAAAATTGAATTATTTAAACTGGCTGTCCATAATGATCTTGCAGCAATCGGCGGCTGTGGCTCAAAACCAACAAGCTTCGCAAGACGAAAAGCATTCTCCAACTCAGTGACTGTATCAATAAATATTTCATTCGCAATCTGATCCATCTTAAAACTTAAAGTGTCTGCAATAAATGACCAGTTTTCAATCAACATGATAGCAATTGATGATTCTACAAAATCAGCAAAATCATTACTGAACTTTTGTCTGGTAAATTCAACCAAACGTGTTTTCATGGACCAAAAGTCCTGATTAGTATAATTCAAATTAAAAATGTTCGGAGTCGTAATCAACTGTGATTGCGTATACGGTGCAATATCAAATGGACAATTATTTGTGGTTGCCATTTATTCTCCTTTTATGTTAACGGCATTTCTAGCGTTAATTCTTGTACTTCTTTTATATTCTGTGGATCGACAAAAATTATTCTTATAAACAAAATATGTTCTTTTTCAGTTCCATCATCATCTGAGTCTAAAGAAGATGAGTCAACTGTCGAAGAAACTTCAATATTTCTAACTGCTATTCTTGGCTCCCACTTGGATATTGAATTGCTAATTACACGAAGAGTTTCATTCTGCAATGTAGAATCATTTTGTTCAAACAAAAGTTTTTTAAGAGGAGTCCCAAATTCAGGAAGCATTACTCTTTCGCCGGGGTTTGTTAGCAAAAGACATAATAAGTCTGATTTTATTTGATTGACTCCACCTTGTGAATACCAGTAACCTCTCGGTGTTTTTTGAGTTGGATAAGGTAGACCTGCAAATATTACCATTTTTTATCATCCTGTTGCTGGTGGTGTCTTATAGAACGGTTTCAATTGGAAAATACTCAATACAGGAGCACTTGGTGATGCACTTGCAAAAACACGATCACTAGCCCTAATTGCGCCATCTTTCAAAACGCATACTGGAGCCAAACAAGGACCAAGTATTCCTTCTGGACTAGGACAATCTTCTCCAGCCAAAAGGAATATTTTACTTTTAGCTAAAAATAAATGAGACTTTTCAGTAACATTTACATAAGCATTTTTAGTATATACTACATTGAATTTAGTTACATATTCAACTAAATTATTCGGATCGTCTTCAGTTCCAACAACTGTGTAATGATTATCTACCGTATAACAAACATAATTACCACCAACTCTTAGTAGTACTAATCCAGAATTACTTGGAGCAGATTCTTGAAACCTCAAAATATGAGGACCCTTTATATTACCCTTGTGAGGTGAAAATATTTGTATGTGTTGATTTTCAGCTATTTCCTGATTTGAATCATCAGAAAAATTCATTTCAAGACCATAGCCAGTCCTAATCCTAACATAAGCCTTTTTAGCCTTCGATTTTGGAACACCACCTTCAACACGACATGATCCACATTGTTCATTGCCTTCATCAGACATGTCAATGGTATGATTGCTGGTACTCCTCAAATGAATACCACGACGATTTCCTGCAATATTAGGCGGACAACCTGAACAATCTGGCTGCGATTCAGTATGATCATTAAGTTCAATACTGTTTCCAGTTGCTGATCTTATACGAATAAAGTTATCTTGATTTCTTAATGTTGAATTGCTGTCTCCAGCCTGACCTTCAACATCACTCATTTCAATATAATGACCAGTAGCCGACTTCCAATATGTTCTGCCAACATACTTATTATTACATCCAAAATCAAATTCACGATCCCATGTTGGAGAACCACTCGGTTCTTCAACAGAATCATCCATTACAAATGTATGTCCAGAAATTGATTGCAACTGAATACCACTTTGCGGCAAATCACATTGATTGTTTTGAGGGGTTGGAGATCCCCTGTATGGACGACACTCCTGCCTATGTTTAAAATAAGGATTAGCTCCAATTTGAGAATTATAAGAATATGTTGTATTAGGAGCGCCAGTTCTAGGATGACCACCAATAATTTTTCTATTACTTAATTTACCTTCACAATCGAAATCTTCTAATTTTTTGCCAATTTCTGGAGAAATATCTTTTGTATTTGCACTTAAATAATCCTCTTCACTTGCTGTTGGACTATTATATAAATCAAAAGTTCCACTAAAACCTGAAGCTCCACCAGAAAGATCTAAGTCAATTGTGAATGAATTAGGGCCAGTTACATTAATTGAATAAAATCCATCAATAGGTGGATTTGAATTTGTGTCTCTAATATGTATTTGATCACCAGTTTGTAAACCATGACCGTCAGATGTCACAGATGCTGGGTTTGTTGCTGCAACATTAGAAATTTGCTTCGGACTATTTTTATCAGAAGCATCTTTTCCTTGATTTAAACGATATTTATCTATTTGACTTTGATTATACGCATCTTCTACACAACTAGTTTCACCATCAATAACTGAACCACCACAATCTTGATGCGCCCATTGACCTGAATAATGAAGATGATCATCTTTAAGCATGATCCAATTGCCGCAACTAGACATAATCTCGAATCTTTTCCACTTGCGATTGCATTTTGCATCGCCATCGACCATCTTTATCATGTGCTTTTCAGGCGTTTTAAATCCATAAATATGAGGATAAGTAATTAGTCTTTGAGCCTCAGTATTGCTATCAAAATCAACCAAAGAAGTTAAATCAAAACCATTGTAATTTTCAGTGTTCCAAGGCGGAAAGACTTGTGAACCATCATCTGGTCCAACTAAATATCCTTTTCTTTTTCCATCCCATATGCGATAATATTCATCAATATTATATCCCCAATTGTGCTTTCCATCAGGACCTCTGTTTCTATGCCAAGTTGTTCCAATATAAAAAGGTGATGTTCTACTTCCATTTTCAAATAAAATACAAACAGTCGATCCAGCAGGAGGAACCCATGTCATTCCACAATCATCAAAACCACCCATATTGCTCACAGCATGTGCCCAAGGCAATTCTTCTATCTTCATGTTAGGCGTATGAAATATCGGAGAATAAAATCTTATTCTATTTTGCTTCCATATATCAATTGTATCAACGCATAGTCCTGTGTATAGCCCAAATTGAGTCTGTGATTGCTCAACAACATCGGCATTCATCATGATTTCGTTTCTAACGACTTCACGCATATCATAAGTCATGCCACCCATTTGATTTTCAATGGTCTCTAGTCTTTTTTTAAGAGAAGAAAAATCTGAATCGCTAACAAATCCCATTTTTATAGCCTTTACTAAGTTGTTGATTTGCCCGAAGCATCAACAAAGTTTTGATCTTTACTACCACAACCATTGCCTCCTGCTGAATCTCCAGATGGTACATCAATATTTGGCACGGGTAGCATTAATTTTAATGTAGTGGTATAAGTTCCATTTCCAATATTATGGCTCACGCCAGTTACCTGATATTTTTTATTGCTCAACATACTATTGCATGTTGAAGTTTGTAGCCAAGTTCCACTAGCAGCATCACCAAAAAAATATGGATTTATAAAAACTATTGAAACAAATTTAGTACCAACAAATAAAATTGGATTAGAATAAAAAGGATCACCCATTATTTTTAAATCTGCCGACCAAGCTGGCTTGCCACCAGAAGGGGCTGCTCCACTAGACTGCTCAGACTTAGTATTTGTAGAATAACCAATTACAGCAGCTTCCACATGCTCTTCAGGAGGTCTAAATTGCCATTCATGCTGCTGAAGCACAGGATTTGTTTGGGCACCAGTTTTTTGAATATCAATCATAGGATTTATATTCTGGCCTCCTCCTCCTGACGCACCACCACCAGTACCACCATTACCGGGAATTAAACCCTTTGGCCAACTTATTGATGGATTAAATTCAAGAACTGGTGAACAACCTCCACCATTAACAACATATGTGGCAATGTGACCAGCACAACATTTTCCATTTGGATCAGTAGGATCTTCCTGAATAATTATTTTATTATTTTCATTATTGTAAAGAATTAAAATTCCTCTTCCATTTTCTGTTGTAATTGTTGACAACCAGTTGCGAACAACATTCAACGCACTCTGTTGCTCTAAAGGCCAGCTTGCCTTCGGTCCTTTTGCACCACCAATGTTTGCAGGAAAATTAAGCTCTGATGTACTTGGAACATACTTTTTGTCTGCGTCATAATAACCAGCCGCTAAAAAATCAACACCAGAATAACCAACCTCAGGTCTAGTCAAAAGCTGAGTAATTGCATACTTAAGATCAACAGGCTGATCTGATGTTCCAATACTACCAGTTTGAGGCACAGATGTGTCTTCATTAGAGGGAGGTGCCAGTTTAATCTTTATTTTAACATTTCCTCCATCAAAATTAGTCTCGGCTTCTAAAAATATACTTCTGATTATTTTTCCACTAATTCTTTTCGCTGTAATTAATTTTGGCATACTATTCCCAGATGTATCCGTAACAATCCACCCAAAATCAAATTCAGTAAAAGATACTTCTTGTTTCTTCGTTACAGCAGATTTGTTCAAAGCCCTAATAATGCTTCTATACATTGCCCCACCATTATCTATAACCTCAATTTCAGCGCCCTGACCAGTTCCACCACCATTTTGAAAACCATAACTAAAAGAAGTAATTGCAGCTAAATTAGCATTTGGTTGAGATTGATTGCCAACCGTAAGAATTAATCTTTCTGGATCTTGTCCAGTAATCGTTTTCGCAGCACCAAAAGATAATTCCACATAAGGAGAATAAATAGCACCTTCCATTACTGCCATCGGAGCAGAACATGCATATGATTCCAAACATTCTTTATTTAATTGACAAGGCTTTGGGGGCATAGTTATCCTAAAATAGCATCTGGTAAACGAATATTAATACCCGTCTTGAAATCAAAAATATCTTTTATATTGTTGGCCTCCATTATTTTCCACCAAAAATCAGGAGAACCATAAACTTTATTTGAAACTAAGTCAGGACGATATTCAGATCCTGCTGTTACTACATAATATCTATCTCTGTTACTCGTTTGTATAATATTTTTTTTGTAAATTTTATATGTCATTAATTTGTTTTCAGTATAATAAATGACAGTAGCATCAGAATATCTGCTAGATACTGGAACAAATCTTTTAGGGTTTATTGCCGTCTCTTCTATTAAATTAGCCATATTTCCTCGATAATTAAAGACTACTATCATTAAAAATTCTATTTGCACCCGGCAAATCCGATTGATTATAAATAACATCAAAACTTAAGTCTAAATCAAATTTATAAGGCAAATAAGTTTTTTCATCCCAAGGAACAGAAGGGTCGAATTTAATACTATATGATTTTAACACAGCATTAATTGGTCCTACTTTTGATAAAAGATCGCCACACTGAAGCTTACAAACAGGAGGAGGAGCATATGGAGCACCTCCATTACCAGCAACATTGCCGCCTAAATTTGAATCTTTTGAGTCAAATGGATAAACTGCCGCCTGAACTGCTCTTATGTAACTAAAAAGCAATGGTATATCTTTTTCTTGAGTTACCATATAATGAGCAGTCCATCCAATTGTCCTATTATCAGAATTCTGATAAGTTTTGAAAGGAGTACTTCTACCGATTGATGTTTCATCTCCATATTGTGCGCTTTTTCCATCACTAATATCTGGCAAAGATTGCATCTTTAGTGTAATTGATAATGATGGAATATCAATGTAACATTTTTCCAGTACATTCATTTGACCATCAGGTATGGTAGCGTTCATTTATTATTCCTTTTAAATTAATTAAGATGGCAATGGACTCATGTTAACAACTTGTCTTTGTGGTCCCTTAGACAATAATCCACTAGTTGCCTTGTAAATTTTCGGAGGCTTACCCTTGATTCTATTGAGTCCAGTTGAAGGAGTATCTGCGCCAGATCCTCCACCACCAGATGTTGGCTTCATTAAGTCTAAGAATTTCTTGAATAACTCAACAAGC